TAGTACCGCCGGGCTTTTCTTCCCAAGACGGGGAAGAGATGCTTGTTGACATCTGGCGTAACCTTGCGACCTCTTCCAAATCCGATGCAATACGCTGATCGAGCCTATATGCCTGGCTCAAATATTCCTTTGCTCTCATACGCGGCATTCCTTTCTGATACGCTCCATAATGAATTCACCATCAATGGTAGTCAGCACTCCAAACCAGTCGGAGCGAAAAAACGCCTCTAGCTCTTTTAGCTCCTGTTCGGTCTGCTTGCTTTTATTTCGATAAAGGCTGCGTTTATATACTTTTTTGTAATCCTTTGCAGCAGAAAGAATGATTGCATTTGCTAGATTTTCATAGCAAGTATCTATTGGCATTTTCACACCTCCTCAATTTCGATATATATCCCGCAAGGCTCGTCAGACCATCGTTTTTCGGCAGTCTCTCTTACGACTTGCGCGTCATCCTTCCAAAAGCCACAAGCTGTCATACAGTCCTTGAGGAGCTTTTGCAGATTGTCGGTATCCGGCTTCGTTGTACGCCACTCTCCGTGCTTATGAGACTTTCCTTTCGGGAAAAGCCAAAGCACTCGCAGGGAAATAGCCCCCGTCAAAGGTGCGATCGGTTTATGTAGGCTCAAATGTCCGCATAAAAGGTTTCTTGCGTCCTTGACCTGCTCGGGATCATAAAATATAGGCTTACCTTGCACAACTTTTACTTTTCGTTCCTGCGCCGTAACTGTCGGCGGGTTCATAGCTAAAAAGAAATTCAATTTTTACCTCCAAATTTCGTCATAAGTGGAATTCCTAAAAGTCAACGTTTCGATGTGGGGAAAGGCTTGGCTTTCAGCCTTTCCCACACACGTGAACGTCAGTGAACGGAATTTATATTTATATAAATGGTTTTCCGTTTACGGAAGAAAACTGCGATTTTTCAGTTTTCCGTTTTTTTGCTATCGGATTGCTCAATGAGACCGACCATTCCGTTCTTTATCCAGTAGCGGTTTGACACCTCTTTGAGCCTGTCTCTAAGGCACCTCTCAGTAATACCGAGGTATTCCGCCATAGCTTTTGTAGTAACGGGACTCTCGTAGGAGCAAGCGCTATAGGCACTATCTATCGATTCTCGGCGTTCCTCGGCGGTCGTATATTTCTTGTTCTTGGCGCGTGCCGCCTCAAAGCTTCCTTCGGAATGTGCCTTGCCAAGCTCACCGCTGTCATCGATGCGGTGAATGGGGTAATCAAACCAGAAGTTGACGGGCTTGAAATTTTCAAACTCACGCAGGCTTGATTCCATTCTCCAAGCGGTAGCGTTGCCGTCTTGAACCTTGTTAGAGAGATCTTCGCTAAGCTCAAGCTGAATCATATCGAGCTGTGCGTCCGGGTCTCGTGCAAACACACCGCTGCCGGAAGCGCGGTCGATAGCCTTTTTGCCGCCTTGCGCTCCTTTGCTGTGATGATGGCAATAAATCGTAGCGCACCCCGTTTCAGCACAAATTTTGTCGAACTGATTACAAAACGCTGCCATATCCGAAGCATTGTTTTCATCTCCCGTGATAACCTTATAAATGGGGTCAATGATAACGGCGCTGTATTCGCTGTCCTTGACGCGCCGTATGAGCTTTGGCACCAACTTGTCGAGGGGAACAGCGTGTCCGCGCAAGTTCCAAATCACGATGTTGTCCATATGCTTCATTGGGATTTTCAGCGCCTCGTAGATTTTCATAAAACGATTGATACAGGAAGCAGGGTCAATCTCAAGGTTCACGTAAAGAACCCGTCCTTGTTTGCAAGGGAAGCCAAGCCAGGATTTGCCTTCCGCGAGAGCAATGCAAAGCTCCATCAAAAGGAAGGATTTCCCCGCCTTACTGCTTCCTGAAATGAGCATTTTATGTCCGCAGCGAAGGACACCTTTTATAAGCTCCTCGGGCAGAGGAGGGAGATTGTCCTTGAACTCATCGAGGGATACTAGTCCCGGCAATTCATCGGATGCACCTTCCACATAGTCGAGCCACTCGACCCAAGTCTTACGACCGATATTTTCTGCAACGATATATTGATTGTTGCCGTTGCGGGTAGCACCGGGCAAACGGGAAAGCCGTGAAGGGTTGCGGTTCTGCTTATCTACCACAACGCCGTTCTTTTCGAGAAAATCATATAAGAACTCTACGCGCTTGCGGTATTCATCGTAGCTCTCGGCATCAACCCTCACGATAGCGTGAAGGCTCTTGCCACCGCTGTGTACGAGACACGCAATCGGCAGCTCCAGCTTTCGGTACATTGCATCTTGGTCGGCAATCGACATCGCGTCCGATTCCACCAAGGCATATTTGAACTTTGTGACATGCTCGTTTTTAACGCCTTCGCCGTTGACGGGATTAAAGCGAATCCAAGCACCGGCTTCTTTGTGCCAGTCTCCAATGGTAGCGCCGAGATCGTCAGCGTACTTTTCAAGAGAGACAATAAGCTGTCCAGCGGTGCGGTCGTAGTAGCCTTTGCTTGAAGGCTTCCATTTGCCATCGGCATCCTCCCAAGACTCGGTAACGTAGCTAACCAGGTCATCTTTATCAAAGAGCAGGGAGAGATAGCGTTTCAGCTCCGAGGTGGGATTGAAGTTATCTTGAATGGTGGAGTAGTCGGTAAAGTCGTCTCCATCGTAAGAGATGGTATCCGACCAATCCATTACGCCGTTACCGTCAAAGGGAGTCCAACCGCGCTCCTTTGCCATTTGCACAATCGTAGCTCCCGTGATGGGAGTACCGCTTCCGTTGAAGGTGCGCCACTTGCGTTCGCATTCACCTTTCTTATATCTCTTGTCATTACGGCTCCAAGCATCCCAGACATCCGAGGTGAATCCTTCCGCCTTGAGAGCCATGCCAACGTTAATCCATTCTTGATATGTCAAAGAGGCAACATCGATTATTTCGAGTGCCGATAAAATATTACTCATAGCGCCTCCTTAAGGTCTGTATTTTGACGGCACGATTCCAAAGGGCACCATCCAGTTGTTCATAGCCAGGCGGGATATCATCTTGCTGGCATCCTCGAAGCTCCAAGTGCCGACTCGCACAAATCCGTAACGCTCCAAACAGCGGATCTGTTTCGGGGTAGAGAGACCTTCGTCTTGTCTGCGTTTGAGGCGGTCGATCATCATACTTGCCATACCCGTATTCGTAACGGTGTCTGCAAAGATGCCGCGATTCTCTAAAAACTGGAGTTGCTTTTCCGAAGGCGGTGCCATTTCCCACGCAAAGGTAGGGACATAGTTTGCTAGGTCTTCCGCAGCAATCGACATCGCATATTGCAGAGGGTCAACAAGCTTGCGCTTGCGACGTCTCATCTCTGCAAGCTCACGAGCAAGAGCCTCTTCGCGCTCAAGGAGCACATCACGCTCTGCCTGTTCTTCCGTTTCGATAAGGTCATAAACGGCATTGTCCTTTTGGAGACGCTCGTCCATTCGTTTTGTAATCTTTTCATCCTTCGATATAAGGGCAGAGGGACGGCAGAGGTCGTGTCTGTCCGTCATCCAAAGGAAGTCTAAAAGCAGGAGATGATCCTTGCCGGGGGAGAGTCGCATACCGCGTCCCACCATCTGCTGATAAAGGCTTCTGACTTTGGTGGGGCGGAGAACTACAACGCAATCCACGGAAGGGCAGTCCCACCCTTCGGTGAGCAACATACTATTGCAAAGCACGTCAAAGTCGCCCTTCTCAAAGCGTTCTAAGATTTTAGCTCTGTCTTCGCTATTACCATTTACTTCGGCGGCGCGAAGTCCGTATTTATTCAGGAGCTCACAGAATTTCTGCGATGTTGCCACGAGAGGTAAAAATACAACAGTTCTTCTGCCTTCGCAGTAATGCTGCATCTCCCGTGCGATTTGATCGAGATAGGGGTCAAGGGCAGAACCGATTTCACCTACGGCGTAATCTCCGTTGGAGATGCCCACGGTGCCGATATCCAGTTCGAGAGGGATAAGCTGAGCCTTCACGGGGCAGAGGTAGCCTTCTCGGATTGCTTGGCTCATTCCGTATTCATAAGCTTTGCTGTCAAAATATTTACCGAGGTTTCGTTGGTCGCCTCGGTCCGGCGTTGCGGTAACGCCGAGTATGTTTGCGTTGGGAAAATGCTCCAAAACGCGCTGATAGCTGTCCGATAAACAATGGTGAGCTTCGTCAACGACGATATCGGTGAAATGCTCCGCGCCAAAGCGTTCAAGTCGCTTCGGCTGTGCGAGTGATTGCACCGAACCGATTGTCACGGGAGCATTGCTTCCAATGGAGGAGCTTTCGGCTTTTTCAAGAACCGAATCCAAACCGCACACGCTTTTCAGCTTATTTGCCGCCTGATCGAGAAGCTCACCTCTGTGAGCCATAATAAGTACACGCCCGCCGTTTTCTACACGCTCTTTTGCGACCGAGGAGAAAACCACCGTTTTGCCGGTGCCTGTGGGAAGAACAAGAAGAGTCTTCCTGTTTCCCACAGACCATTCGTGCAAAATAGCATCTCTCGCCTCAGCCTGGTAAGGTCTGAGAGATATCATCGGTTACCTCCTCAAAACGGAATATCGTCATCGGGACCGAGTTCTACAAAGCCACCGTTGTCGCCAGCGAAGAAGGTGGGGTCGTAATCGATAAAACGCTCGATATCGTTTGCAACCTTTTCTTCGCCCGCGTTGTTGGTATACTTGCGAGGCTTGAAGTGTGCGCGACCCTTGGAGCCGACTACACGGTTCCAGTCCATAACCAGGCGCTCACCATGCTTCTTCTGACCGATGCAGCGGAAGAAGGAAGAGATACGCCACTCAAGGCTGCGGTAAAGAATGAGGTCAAATTTGACCGTGGCAATGCCGTCTGCGGTTCTTACCACGGCGGTGATGGCAGCCTTGTTACAAGCGGGGATCTTTTGGCTGCCGGGGAAACGACCGCGCTCGAAGTTGGTGATTTCAAAATTGTAGTCGCCCTCTTCCAGGGTGATAAACTCCTGACCATCGGTCTCAATGGTGGAGTCCCAATCCATGCACATATCCTGTGCGGGAGCGTTGTTGGTGTTATAAGGGTTGTAAGTCATAATAATTTATCCTCCAAAATTAGTTATTGTTGTTATGATGAATGGTGGTAACGATGCGCTCCCAGTTGGGGAGAAGCCATCTGTTGACGAACTCTTCGGAATAGTGGTCGATGGGGGTGCTTTCGGTATAATGCCCCTTGAAGGCTACGAGCTTTTGCAGATCCGCCTCTTCAATTTCGGCTTCGCTCAGCATACGGATGATTTTGCTGATAACCTCTTCGGGCAGAGTCTGCGGCTTATTGCCCTCACCGAAAATATGGCGGATTTTGTCGAAATCCAAATCCATCTCGTCAGCAAGACCATGTCTGTTCTTGGCATCCCAACACGGGTGATGGGTTGCGTACATAACGCGCTTGCCACCTTGCGCCTTCTTTGCGTTTGTTTCGGTGGTAACAACGTAGGTCTTGAAGTTGATAAAGAGCAGGGCATCGCACCACTCTTTGAGCAGGGGAGCGACCTGCTTTGAGAGCTTCATCTCCCAACGGTCGTATGCACCCATTTCGTCCGGCTGTTCAAACTTACGCATCTTTGCGTGTGCCGTAACGATAACGTTGATGCCCGACGCGATCACTGCATCCAGGGCAGCAAGCAAACGGCAGTATTCCTCGGAGAGGTAGGTGTAACCCTTGCCATAGCCGAACTCCTCAATCCCCGACTTCTTGAATTTCGTGAGGATATAGTCGGTACACATAATTTCAGCTTTGTCTGCAGTATCCAACACGATGGTTTTGCAGATGTTCGGTGTCCGGGCGACCTCACCAAGCATTGCAAGCAGACCTTCCCAGGTGTCTGCCTTGGGGAAACGAGCTACATCCATTTGGTCGGTGCCGTTCTCCAAATCGAAGAAAACGCAGCCGCCCGCTTGGGATGCAAATGTAGATTTACCGACGCCTTCCGCGCCGTAAATAACGAGCCTTACGGGTCTGGTTCTTTGACCTCTTGTAATTTCAAGCATTTCTTTTCCTCCTTTAGCTTAACGAGCAGGACTGCTCTTTGACGATGAATGCGCCGGGAACAATAACGCCCGACTTGATGAGCTTCTTGACGTCGGTCTTACTGACCTCTGGGTCTTTTCTGCGAACGCAAGAATCGAAGCCGTGTGTGCCGAGCCATTCGATAGCGGCTGATGCGTCCGCAACCTCAACCCTCTCCGTGGCACGGAATTTAACCGTTGCAACACCGCAATCGGTATTCTCGCCATTGCATTCACGGCGCAGAACTTCCATAATACGTTCCGCTTTGCGTTCTGCCTTTTGGCGTTTCTCCTTGAGCCTTTCCTCTTCGGCTTTTACGGCTGCCGCTTCAGAACGGCAATTCAGCACGAGCTTTGCCAGGTACTCAAGAATGCGGGAGCGTTCCATCTGCAAAGCATCGATCTCCGCCATAACGGAATCGATATCTCCCGTGATTTCACCCGTTTCCGGGTCAGGCTCCAATGAGAGGAAGAGGTTCTCAAGAGCCTCGTTGACTTCATACAGTTTCAAGCGCGTCACCTCCCATCACTTCTTTGATGGCAACTTCCTCAACCGAATCGCCGGGGATGAGAATCGTCATCTTGCACGGGGCACCGAAGAGAAGTCGCATAATGCGCTCACGCATTGTGATCTTGCGAACATTGACGATGCCGCCGGGCTTTTGCTTTTTTGAAACACTGATCGTTAAATTCTGTTTCATATCGTTTACTCCTTCCGAAGGGTAAATTTTTGTGTCCCTTCAGTGGTAGGCCACGAAAACGATAAAAAGGGGTGGTCTTTTACAAAAATTTTTTCATTTTTTTCAGAGCACGTTCCACAGCGTCTCTCACGGAGGTTCTATCAAGCCCCTCTTCACGTGCGACTTGCGCCACAGACTTGCCTTTGAAATATACCTGGTCAATAAGGTACTGCTGACGCGGAGACAGTTTGTCCATCGCGCTTCTCAAAGCTCTGCGTTCTTCGCTTTCAATAAAGTCCTCCTCGATATTCTCGTCTGAGGAGATAAGGTTTCCATATGTATCGTAGGCTTCCAGGGAACAGTTGTGCCTGCGTTGACGGTGGTCGGAGTTGTAGTCCTGCCTATCCAGTTCAACGATAACGTTGCCAATGTCCTCCGTAACCTCGACCTCGGAAATGGTGCCGTCTGCGAATGTGTACTTGATTTTCATAATGTGTCCTTTCCGCCATGACGCGGGTGGGGCGGAAGGATACAAAAAGAGCCGATGCCTTTGATGCAGTACCGGCTCAGCCTAAAATGGGCATGACAAAGCACGGTGGGTACATCAAGTTCAAAAAACAGCTAAAGCTGAAATTGACTCTTTATGTATCCCGCCGCCTTAATGCGCATCTCAGGCTTTTGAGATTATTTTTATTGAGCTTTCGCTCTTGTTTCTAAGTAAAAAGAAAAGCCGACACAAAACACTCCTGGGATAGTACTATCCCGTAGGAATGCTCGTGCCGGCTGAAACTCGCTTGGTTTCGCTCGTCTTGAGCAATATTTATTTTATGTGAAAGTGTGTCACTCGCTTGGTGTCACTACTTGGCTTCACTTGTTTCTGCAGTTTTGGCTACCTCGGTCATAAGGGCTCCGATTGGAACCACTTCGACCTCGTCCCCTTTGGGGCGCTTAATACGGATGGCATATTCGCCGGATTCCGTTTTTACCGCTTCGCCAATAGGAATATGGCATTGAGGGGTGTAAACCATTCTTTTTTTAGCTTTGAATTTTGTCATCCAGTTCCTCCTTAGATTTCTACTATGCAATACGTCTGTTAATGATACATTTGGCTTGGCATTTTTACCTTGTCCCGTCCGTCAATCGGCATTTTAAGATCACCCAGCAAAGAGCCATATGTAAGCGCTGCCTTTCCATATCTGCTACGTATTTCCTCTACGCAATCTTCAAGGCGTTCACGGCGTTCACGGTGTTCGTTGTCGATAAAGAGAGATAATTGTTCCGATTCGTGGACGGAAACAAGATCGATTGCACGGACGCTAACGGCGCGCACGGGGCAAGTCCATTTGTAATTTGCCTTAAAGGTGTGGAAAGCTGCTGTTGCTATTTCAGAAGGGAGCTGTGTCCTAAAAGGTAATTTTGATTGGAACTGTGATCCGTAAAGATCGTTACTCCGAACCGACACTTGAACGGTTCGCGCGGAAAGTCCATGCAAACGCAAACGATGACCGATATCTTGTGTTAAGGATAGAATCACCTTCCATACCTCTTCTTCATTGACAAGGTCGGCAACGCAAGTAATCCCGTGTCCTACGGATTTAACGGGTGAAACGAAGTCACGATGCATTACCCTAGATGCGTCCTTGCCGTTTGCGTAAGTCCATAAAGCATAACCATTTACGCCAAGAAGCTGTTGTATGAATTTTGGATCAGTCTGTGCTAACTGACCGATGGTATAGATGCCTATGCGATTCAGCTTTTTCGTAGTTGCTGAGCCACAATAAATCAGTTCGCTACAAGGCAATCCCCATATTTTCTCTTTGAAGGACGCCTCGTCGATTTCTGTGATGGCATCGGGCTTTTTCATATCACTTCCCAGCTTGGCGAATATTTTATTAAAAGAAACGCCAATTGAAACGGTTAGCCCCAATTCTTCTCGAACTGTCGTGCGGATGCTTTCGGCAATGGTCATCGGATCGCCGCAAGCATTTCTGCTACCTGAAACATCCAGCCAACACTCGTCCATACCGAAGGGTTCAATAAGGTCGGTGTATCTGCTGTATATGGCTTGCGTCAGCTTGGAATATTTAAGGTACTGGTCGTATTGAGGGGGAACAATGATGAGGTCTTTACAGAGACGTTGCGCTTCCCAATTTACCATTCCCGTTTTTATGCCCGCTTTTTTAGCAAGCTCAGATTTTGCAAGAACGATGCCGTGCCTATCCTCGGTTGAGCCGCACACCGCTACGGCTTTTCCACGGAGCCTGGGGTCAAGCATCATCTCGACAGATGCATAAAAACAATTGAGGTCGCTATGCAAAATGGCTCTGGTTGACGTCAAAATAATCACCTCCTCAAAAAAACTGAACTTTTTTATAAAAAAATTGAACTTACCTATTGACAAAAGTTCGTGTCTGCTGTATAATAGGCTTACAAGTTCACCACAAGTTCGCATTTATTATAACACCTCGAAAACGATTTGTCAATAGGAAAATGGAACTTTTGTAGAACTTTTATAGAATTTTCATTTTTTGAAGAAGGAGTGTATATTGAGATGAAGTCTTTTGCAGAAAAGATTCGAGACGCTAGAAATGAACTCCGATTGACCCAGCATCAGTTGGGAGAAAAGACCGGAGTATCCGTGCGCTCGATATTGGCGTATGAGAGAGGAGAGAAGAAACCCCGCCAAGCCATGCTGTTAAAACTTGCAAAAGCGCTTAATGTTTCAACAAAATATCTTGCAGATGATACTTGCACTGACCCGCAGGCAGACATCGAGATGGATGATTATATTGAGGAAGCACATGGGCGCTATGGTATGGACGGCGTTCGTGATATCAATAATCTTCTTGCACAGAACCAGGCATTATTTGCCGGTGGAGAATTGTCGCAAGACCAAAAGGATGCATTCTTCCAGGCAGTAATGGAAGCATATGTTCTTTGCAAAGAAGGAGCAAAAGAAACTTACGGTAGAAAGAAGAAATAATATGTCCGTAAAATCCTTAATGGAAGGAGGGCGAGTATGTACTACGGAGATATTGTTGATGCCGTAAAAAGGGTGAAACGACAATACGGCGAGCGCGATCCTTTTCGTCTCTGCCGCGCAATGGGTATTATTTTAAACTTCGTATCGTTGGGTACGGCTGAAGATGCTATCAAAGGCTTCTTCGTATATAGTAACCGAAAGGGCGTTATAACAATTAATAGTGATTTACCATTGGTAATTCAACGCATTATCTGCGCCCACGAAATCGGACACTATGTTTTACATAAAAAAAGGAAGGCTTGCGCTTTCCACGAAGTCGGTCTTTACGATGAATCGGTTGAATGTGAAAAGGAAGCGAATTTCTTTTCTGCAGAATATTTGCTTGAGGACAATGAGGTTTTTGAGACTCTGCGTCGGGATACCACATTTTTCTCGACAGCCGCGATTTTGATGGTGCCGTTTGAACTGCTAGATTTCAAGTTCCGCGTTATGAAGTGGAAGGGATATCAGCTTATCGAACCGCCCGTCCATGCAAGCAGTAAATTTTTGCGGGATATGGAGGTGCCTTCGGATGCAGACTTTTACGACTAAATCTCCCAAAGTATATGTTGCCGTCCGCGCGGAGTTTGACGAAGATGGCATTATGTTCCCCAAAGAAATAACGTGGGAAGATGGAGAAAAATTCGAGATAGATCGTGTGCTTGATATTCGTCAAGCTCCTGCACTCAAAGCCGGAGGGCAGGGTGATAGATATACAATTATGGTAAAAGGGCAACAGAGTTACCTGTTTTTTGAGCGTAGTTGCAACCTAACCGGAAACGTTATAGGAAGATGGTTTGTAGAACGCAAGAATGCCTGAACCCAAACAAATATGTGGTGTCGGTGAAAAATGACACTACAAGTTTAAGGTGTAGCGTAATAGCTACACCTTTTGCTTTACAAAATGGTTTTTCTGTGATATAATATAGTCACTACAATAGAGGGAGTGTAATGTTTATGTGCTATATTGTCTTGGATATGGAATGGAATCAGCCGTTCAATTACAGGAAAATGATTCGTAAACCCGTAAAGCTCGTGGGAGAAATCGTTCAAATCGGAGCGGTGAAGCTCAGCGAGGCTTTTGAGATGGTTGACACGTTTAAGATTATGGTTGCTCCCAAGTATTATACTCGTATGAATGAGGCGGTTGAGGATTTGACCCATATAACCACAAGTGACCTGCAGTATGGATTTCCGTTTCCGCAAGCTATCAAACATTTCATCAACTGGTGTGGCTCCGACTATAGCTTCATCACTTGGGGCTGGGACGATGTGGATATGCTTGAGGACAACTTAAAGCTCCACGGGTTGGATTACTCGTGGCTTCCCACGTATTATAACCTCCAGCCGATATACAATTACCAGATTTCAAAAGAATCGAGACAGGCGTCGTTGTCTGAGGCAATGGGAAGGCTCAACCTTGAGATGTCCGAAGCGCACGATGCCCTTAACGACGCTAGAAACGCTGCAAAGATATGTACCGTACTCGATGTGACTGCCGGTATAGAGGCCTACGGAGAAATCATCAAGCGTCCTTTGAAGAAAACCAATGCTACGCTCGATGAGATCAGCTCTCGTAAGTCGTATAAGGATCGTCAAGATGTATTCGTAGATTTGGAAATGAACCGATTTATCTGCAACGGCTGTGGCGAAATGGTTTGCTGCGGAGAATGGCTCAAGCAGAGCACAGATAAATATGTTTGCATTGCGCGTTGTGATTGTGGTGAAGAGTTCTTTGTAAGATTGAGATTTAGAAAGAACAACAACGGAACCTGGCGCGCCGGAATAACTGTATATGCCATGAACGAGGAACACCAGGCATTCTATAACGGCGTTATCGAGAGAAACAAGGTAAAAGAAGAAAAATGGATAGCGTACCAACAGCTTCATGCGGTTGCGGTATAAGAATTGAGAATGGAGAACGAACAATGAAAAATGCTGATAGTTTGAACAGACTCCGCCTTTTGCGGATTTGGGAAATTTTGAATAAGGAAACCGATGAAGACCATCCGATGGGAACGGAAACACTCCGTGAGAAGCTCCTTGAAGGCGGTATCGATTGCCATAGAACCACTCTTTATGAGGATATCAAACTGCTTAATGATAGTGGCTACGAGATTATGTGCCGCCGTGGTCGAAGCAATCAATATTACGTGATGGATCGTAAATTTTCAAATCCAGAGGTGCATATTCTTATGGATGCCGTACAGGCGGCTAGCTTTATTACAAGCAAGAAAACAACCGAGCTTGTCGATAAAATTGCGAATTTGGCGGGAAGCCAAAAAGCGATGGTGCTAAAGAAAAATATCGTTCAGTTTAACACAGCCAAGAGTGATAACGAGAATATCTATTATTCCGTCAATGAGATTGTTACCGCGATTAACACAAACAGGAAGATAATTTTTCTATATTTTGATTACGACAGCAATCACAATCGTGTCTATCGACACAACGGCCACCACTACGTGGTAAGTCCGTATGCGACTATTTTCGCTGACGGTCACTATTATCTTGTTATCTATGATAAACGCTACAACAAGATGACGCATTACCGCATTGACCGTATGGACAAAGTGGAAATTATAGAAGAACTGGCTGATATGCCGCCGGAGGAGCTTGCATTTGATATTGCCGAACACAAAAAGCAGCTCTTCGGTATGTTCTCGGGTGAGACGACCAGTGTTACCATTGAGATGAAATCCTTTTTATTGGATGCAGTTTTCGACTTGTTCGGAAACAAAACAAGAATACTTCCATATGGCGATGATAAAATCCGCTTCACGGCAGACGTGCAGATTAGCGACCTTTTCTTCGGCTGGTGTTCTTCCTTCGGTCAAAACCTTAAACTGATCGCACCGCAGCACATATTGGAGGCATACAAAGAATACACCGCTAAAGTAATGCAGCAATATGAAGAGGGGGAGAAGGATGAAGAAAACGTCGGAGAAAACTAAAAGGGGCCTCTTGACGCTGTTTATCGTTTTTGAATGTATATTTGCTCCATTCACGGTCTTGGGGTTGCTGATTTTCTTTCCTGTCGGGTTGATTGGTCTCGCTGCGTGTATTATTTACGCGCTTGTGATTATTTCTATCAAGCAATCTATTAACGGAAAGAAGCCAATCCTGGATTTGTTTCGTGAAGGCAAGAAAACCTGCCGTAAATGTAAACATACGTTTTCAAAAAAGGACAGCTTGACCTGCCCCTATTGCGCCAGAGTAAGAGAGTTCAAGCGAAAATATGCGCCTATTATAGAATCCAAAAAGCTCCCGCCCAAGGATGAAGAGCATATGGATTTTTGGGAAGAAATAGGGCTTTTAATGCTGATTGATGAAATATTTGATGATGAATAAAGGGGAGACAAAAAATGTGGATTATTTTATGTATTATCGCGCTTCCATTCGTTGTTCTTTCTGAATTAATTAAGTAATTGGTTATCGGACCATAAAGGAGGATTTAATTGACAAAGACATTAGTTAAACTCGGCGCAATTTCTGCGCTGGTGTTTGCAGTGTGCGGCTGGAGCACACTAGGAGCGATGTGGAGTGGTATCTGGCAGGTGCTGGTGGCACTCTTCCCGTTGCTTTGGGAAGGCATTAAGTATATGGTGGAAGAATACCTGACATCGCCATACTTTATCACGGGCGCAATTATGATGATGGCATCGGGTTTCGGCATCTGGTTTGGAGTACGAGGCGGCAAGGCGCTTTACCTCGTCGTTTCGTTGATTGGCACCGTCATCAGCTTGGCAAGCATGGGCGTCAGTTTTATATAAGGAGCAAAAACCATGCCAGACTTAGATGATTTTCACGCTTTCAAAAGCACCAGCGGTGGTGGAAGCGGGGGCGGCGGAATGGGATGTTCCGGCGGGCTTTGGGCGGTTATAATTATAATTGCACTTCTCACGCTGCTCGGTCAGTGCGGCGGATAAATAGGAGGTATATGATGAAATTTGGATTAAGAACCCCATCATTGAAACGCTCATTAAGAGCCAGAACAACTGGACGAGCGAAGCGTAGTGTTAAAAAAGCTCTTATACCCGGATATGGCAAAAAAGGAATGGGATGGGTGAAAAGCCCGAAAAAAGCCGCATACAATAAGGTTTATAACAAAACCTCGTTTAGCCTTTGGGATATATTCAAAAAATAAAAACAGTAAATGAGCTAAAAAGGGTGAAAAGAATGACTTGGGATGATTTTTATGAGCGTTTTTTTGATTGGGCAGATAGTACCAAGGTCAGCAAGATTTCTTCGTTGACGACGTTAGGAGAAGAGGAAGATATTATTGAAGTCGCTGGTGAATACGCTTATATCGGAAATAAAGAGTGCACTAGGTTTTTGAAGAAAATAATAGCTCTTGGTGGTTGCTTTACCGCTAGCAATATCATGGAGCTGATATACAACGTTGAGCCATCGTTCATATGGGAACTGGCACAAAAGAACAACACCCCTTATAGCGAAGATGCGTTGGATGAATTGGCTACGTATTTGTCGGACGAGCAGTTGAAGAGTCTCGCGCGGAAAAGCAATATTCGTTTTCAAACGGTTAGTGAATCGCAAAAGCGTCCTGAAACAAAGAGACCTGGATTCTTTGAAGCAATGGCTGCGATATTTACCACTGGAGGAAGCAAGCAAAACACACACGGTCACCGTTGCAATGGAGATTGTGCCAACTGTCCGCCACATTATGGCTACAGATACGGAAGATGGTACTATGGTCATAACCATATGGAAGGCTGTGAATTTGGCGGAAACAGCGGTAGCGGAGGGAAAGATTAAGAGAAAGGAGACCAAAGTGAATGGATACCTATGAAATGATGCCGTTTAAAGGAACGGCTGTTAAGATGCAACTCGTATCCAATGGTATATGCTATGGTCCGTGTCCTATGGTCAATGATGAAGTAGAACAGCGGGTCACCATAACTCCCACGCATATATGGGTTAGCAGATATACATACGGAGATGGGTTCAATTACGGATTACAGCAAAAGTTTAATGGAAGAATAGCACGTGAGAATGGTGAAGCAATTCTAGCCGAACTTGGTACATATTTTAGTGATGAAAATAACCTCGACGCATTTGCCACGGATGTGGGGTCGTGGGAACTTATTTTAACAAATGAAGAGGGTGACGCTTTTAAGTTTTTCGGCTCTTTGATATCGTTGAATACGGAGCTAGACAGCATTTGCGATGATATGCGTGAACGGCTTGATATGCCTTTTCTGTTTCTTTTTAATGGAGATGACAGGCAAGATAAGATAACTCGACTCACCATTGAGTATAGCCGAACAACCAAAATCAAGTCTAATCCCGAGCATAACGTTCCATATGAGTTTGTTACATGGAATTATGCAGAAAAGATTACGATAGACCGCGAAAGCGAAACGTTAGAATATTTTAGGCGTATTGGAGAGGAGTGCGATACAACCTGGAAATATCACGTCGCAGAAGGCGTTCCTCATTTCCTTGATGATATTGACATCGATATGTTCGACGACATAGAGGGCAATCCTCCCGACGCAATGGATGACCCAATGGAGAGCAAAAGCTACAAAATTATCATTGAGTTTGCTCATATGCCGGATAAGGTTATCACGGGTAGCTTCGACCGCTTGAGTCTGCCAAGCAAGTGGCCGTCCTTCGCAAAAGATCTAAAAGAATTTATGCGTTTTTATGGTGAGGGAGAAGTGATTGACCGTGTTCGTTATGAAGCGCAGAAGCAATGCCCAGGCGACATCATCTACCTGTCTGTTACCTTTGGCGAACACGGAAAGCGGTACTATTACCGAACCGAAGACAATTCTATTGAAATCGGAAATTGGGTTGTCGTTCCCGTTGGAACTGACGGCAAGGAAAGAATCGTGAAGGTTGAGAAAAAAGAATATTTCCGGGAAGATAATGTTCCTATGCCTTTGGATCGAGTAAAAAGCGTAATTGAGGTGTTCAATCCTCCTGAATCGGGAGAGGCAGCCATGGACTGTCCGGTGCTCAATAAAAAAATCACGATGGATGAATGTTATGAGTATTGTTTGAGCGGCTTTGATGTACCTACAGACGAGGAAGCCGAAGAATGCGATTTAAAGTGCGAAAAGTGTCGTTACTACGAAGATTAAAATTAAAACAAAAATAAAGGAGTTTTAGCTATGAAAAAGGAAACATTGAGACAGTTGCTCGATATGGCGAAGGACGATAAGACCGCAGCCGAGGTTCTTGAGATGATTCAAAATTACGAGGACAAGTATGAAGATGGCACGGATGGAACTACGGTGAAAATTAGAATTTTCAAGGGTCCCGATGGCAAGGTTGTAACGGAAATTTGCTCTTTGCTGGAGTACCGCGACATCTCAAAAATGACCTTAGAGGAACTGCGCGAATACTACGAAGAGCTTGAAGAAAGGCTCGATGAGGTGGAAAGCAACGAACCCGACGACGAGGACGGGGACGAACACGCAGAATGGGAAGATGAACTTTCCGAGGTTGAGGAAGAAATGGATGCTGTAGAGGCTAGAATTTCCGAACTTGAGGGAGAGTAATAATTTATAACCTTTTTGCGCTGATTGTCGATAAATGTGGAGGACGCTATATGAAGAAAGAATTTTCTTTTTTGGATAAAAAATTGATGGGAGTAATGAGGGACTTGCTGTTTTCTTCGGAAACGATTGCAGGTATTTTCTGCATGTGCAAATCCCAAAAGAAGAGACAAAAGCTCTACAATTTCATAATGGACAACCTTGAGTATGTAACTCAAAGCGATGTTCTTCATATGGCTGTAATGATTGACAACGCCAGAGAGCAGGTGATATATGAGGACACCATTGTCAAATATATCGGTGAGGATGATGGCGAAGTTGTCAACGGACATCTTTATCAAGCGGGAGTGATTTACGATGGTGGTGAGGTCTATAAGATTAGGACCGAAAAACGCCATATAAGAGAATATCCTGCCAATATGTTTATTGAGCAACGCGCTAAAAATATCAGGATAGAGTTTCTTGATAATCCGTTGGACGGAGAAATCCTTGATGGACTGCAAATGGACGAGCTGTATGACATAGTTAGCCGTGATAACGGAATGCTCACGTTAGAAAACGGCTGTAAATGCTTTAAGTTTAGAGGAAGCGGCGAGGACTTTGAAGACAAACCCGAAGAAAAAATAAAGGTTTTAGAGAAGAAGGAATTGCTCCGGCGTTATATTCTTCTTTCAAGATTTAGCTCTTCAATGCACATTCGTCCGTACATAAGAGAAGATTGCAAGTATGTGTCCGAGTGGAGTGGTACTACCATCAAAGGCAAACAAACAATTATAGATCGCGCAAGAATGGTCTTTAAGAATTGTCTCGACCATGAGATATTTTACCATATGAACACTGGTGTAATAGCCGACACCAACAACGAGGAACTGATTCCCGTAGGCACACCGTGTATGGGTATTTGGGAGAAAGGCAAACTTCGCAGCATTGTAATCATCGACGTGGATGAGGACGGTTACATTTATAAAATCAACTATTACAGCAATCCCGGCTTAAGCATTACGCCGGATATCATAAAAAGCAACTACATAGAGATAATCGATGGTCATGACACTGGCGGAGTGTTTTGGTTTAGACCTTGCAACGTTGACTTGACCGATTACAAGGGCGCACGAGATTATTGGGATCAGGTAACAGAGTCAGCGGACGAAATATCTATTGATGATTTCGTTTTTGATGACTACCTTGCATACTTCTTCTTGCAGGTATTCGATGAGAATTTAGATGCCAACAAGCTGCGGTACAATAGCGAAGAAGAGAGGCTCGTAAGCTTCGGGTGGAATTTGGATCATAATTTTTACACCCGCGAACAAATGACGGCTGTTTTGGAGATGATATGGCAGCTCATTACAAGGATGGAGAATGCGGAGAAGGAAGAGGTCAAAAAGGCATATCCCGTGCTGGAAACGGAATATTGTAAACCTTTAGATGTCGTCGCCGCAATCTATGACAATCCGAATTATCATCCGTGTGCTGCTCACGATTTCTATGTAAGGTTTATTAGAAAAATTAACGATATGATGGAGAAGAATCCAGAAATGAAATACTTCTCCGTAATGGGACCGTAATAAGATGAATAGTGATATAACTTATGATTTGCAACGAATGGAGCTTAACAATCAGCTCTATGAAGCGTGTGGAAAAAAAGAGCTTGACCTGGAGCTGATTAAGCGACTGCTGAATAAAGGAGCCGATCCGTTGGGACCAACGGGCGAGTTCGATATTTTGGAGCACTTGTATGGAGAGATTGCCGGTGAATTGTGTTATGACGAGACTGAAAAATTGAAGAATTTTCCCATCATAACCGAATTGTTTTTGAATGCCGGGATGGATATTTCCAAACCTCTTATTCCATATGATAATGCAAACAGCATAAATCCCTTGTGGGAATTTGCGTTTGCCCCTTGTGAGGAGACGGCTGTTGCCATGAAAATGCTACTTGATAACGGATTGGATGCCGATTCGGTAGGGGCGTTTATAGACCACGCTATCGGAGATTTCTTTTATTTGGATGGCGTAAATCCTAATGACGAGGATTGCGTTATCAATTGCACGTGGGTTATGAAGATGATAATGCTTGCCGCCTCGTATCCGCACATACTAGAGGTGTATCCCCCCTTGAAGGAAATGATCCAAACAGAGAATAACGAATATGACTTGATGAATTTTAGAAACCTCAACGCTTTTACCTATGAATTTGACGCAAGCACTGCAAGACTATATTTCATAGGCGGCACCGTGAGAATTTATGAAAAGGAAAGTAAGAAGCTTGTATGGACAATGAAGGTGTGAAAGACTTAGCCTATTATTTGGCGCTCGATTACGAGCTTGTGGTTGTGCCGGACGAAGAAGAGGGCGGATATGTTGCATACTATCCCGATCTAAACGGATGCATCACTTGTGCCGAAACGATTGAAGAGGCAAAAGCCAATGCTGAGGACGCCAAACGAGCGTGGCTAAATGCGTGTTTCGAGGATGGCGTTTCAATTCCGATGCCACACCCAAAGAGTTAATTTGACATTACTTTTGGCATTTCGTTAAAATCTTTTAATATTCCGCACAAATCGGCAATGAACCCTTGAAAAATTGAAGTTGTTGTGGTATAATGAAAACTGTATAATTATAAATCTTACTTGTTAGGAGATGAAATTATGTCGGACGTTATGCAACAGCAGCCGGAACGTTGGTATTCTACCAAGGAAATTTGTGCTCATCTCGGTATCAGTCGAGACACAATGCTTACCTGGATTCTTGAAAAAGAAATGCCTGCACACAAGGTCGGCCGCAACTGGAAATTCAAAATTAGCGAAGTCGATGAGTGGGTTAGAAGCGGAAAGGCAGCGGACAAGGAGTAACTTGCAATGATGAAAAATATCAAGAAATGGAGGGTCGACTCAAGATGGCACAACAAGTGAAATCTAAACAGCGCGTAGCCGAGCGTGGAGAAGTTTTTACTGCCGAGCGAGAGGTGCAGGCTATGTGCGATTTGGTGAAACAGGAAACCGAACGAATTGATAGCCGATTTTTAGAGCCGGCTTGTGGCGACGGCAACTTCTTATCCGTTATACTTAAAAGAAAACTTGAGATCGTAAAAAAGAAATATAGACGTAGCGCCTACGATTGGGAAAGAAACTCCTTGCTGGCACTCGGTAGTATGTACGGTGTTGATATTATGCTGGACAATGTCATAGCCTGTCAGGAACGCCTTTTTGAAATTTGGAATAAGGAATACAAAGCCGTTTGCAAAAAGGAATGCAATGAGGAAACACGAGAGTCGGCTAGATTTATTTTAAGGCTAAATATCGTGTGTGGAAACGCACTCACACTTCTTTGCGTGGATGCACAGGGAAACGAGCTGAATGTTCCTATCATCTTTTCCGAGTGGACATTCCCGTTTAACGATGCTAGGATGCAACGCAAGGACTACACCTTTGCTGAACTTCTTGCCGCAGGGGACAAGCTCGAAAAGAAAGATGATCAATTAGGTCTATTCGATGACGAAGAGGCACCAAGCGAAGAAGGTAATTTCCTTCAGCAATACATTGCTCACTACAGACGGATTAGTGAGGATGATACCAGATGGCGTGAAACCTACCGTCACATAGAAATTAAGGAGGAGGACAGTGGCAATGGCTAATGGACTTTTTGATAATGTTTATAACCCCGATGTGCTTTCGTGCTTAGCAAATCTTTCTAACGATGAGGTGTTTACTCCTCCCGAAGTTGTAAATCAGATGCTCGATATGCTTCCCCAGGAACTGTTCCGTAATCCTGATACCACGTTTTTAGACCCTGCTTGCAAAACAGGCGTATTCCTTCGTGAGATTGCAAAGCGTTTGATTGTCGGACTTGAACCGCAGTTTCCGGACTTGCAAGAACGCCTTGACCATATTTTCCATAATCAACTTTATGGTATAGCTATAACGGAATTGACAAGCTGGTTATCCCGTCGCGGTGTATATTGTTCTAAATTTCCTCATAGCGAGTTTTCGGTATCCTTTTTTGACGAAGATCACCAAGACGGCAATGTAAGATTTAAGAGAATGCATCACACATGGGATACTGCTAAACTGATGACCCTTGACGGAAAGAAACTTGGCAAGTGTATTTATTGTGGAGCAACACGTGATGAATATGACCGTGATGACGCTCTTGAAACATACGCATACGAATTTATCCACCGAAATTCCCCAGAGGAGATTTTTAATATGAAGTTTGATGTTATTATAGGTAATCCTCCATATCAATTGAGTGACGGGGGCAATGGAAAAAGTGCAAAACCCATTTATCAACTTTTTGTTGATAGAGCAATGAAGTTGAACCCTCGGTATCTTTCCATGATTATACCATCTCGTTGGTTTTCTGGTGGCAAAGGATTGGATGATTTTAGAAAGTCGATGCTTTCGGACAGAAGAATGAGAAAACTGGTTGATTATGAGAATTTCAAGGATGTTTTCCCAGGAGTAGATCTTGCAGGTGGCGCTTGTTATTTCTTGTGGGAAAAAGATTACGATGGCATGTGCGAGGTTGTGAACTTCAGTCGAGATAATCCATCTACAATGATGCGCTATTTAGATGAAAATGATACATTTATCCGCCAAAATACCGCAATTGAAATTGTCAAAAAGATTCAGTCTCAAAGTAAAAAATACTTAAATGAACGTGTTTCGGCAAGAAAACCGTTTGGTCTTCCCACAAACTATATTCCCAAGGATAAGGGTATTCCTTGCTGGTTTATACAGCGTATTGGTTTGAGATATGCAGATCCCAGTGAAGTGGATGATTCCAACGGATTCCTCGATAAATGGAAGTTCTTAATCCCCAAATCACCAATTGCAGGACAAACAGATTTTACAAAACCCGTTGGATTTTATTATGATGGTAATACGAGAATAGCAAAACCGGGTGAATGTTGTACCGAATCATGGATTGTTGCTGGTTCTTTTGATACAGAAGAAGAGGTCCTAGCATTTAAGAGCTATATTTTCACTAAAACAGCTCGATTCCTCCTTCTTCAAACTGTAGTATCTCAAGATGTTACCAAAAAGAATTTTTGTTTTGTTCCAGATTTAGGTAAATATGAAGGTCAATATACTGATAGAATGCTTTGCGAGAAATGGGGCATCACAAGCGAAGAGTGGTTATACATTGACTCGCGTATCAATAATATCGGCGATGATACCTAATCAATAGATCTTTATAGTGATATGGGGAGCGATTGTTATGGTAGAAAAATGGATTATTCCTTGCAATATTAAACGCTTTAATGTTATTGAGCATTTCCAGACATCGAATACGGTGATTTGGAAAAATTCATTCACAATAAAAAAGAATGACATAGTTTATATTTATCTCGGTGCACCGTATGGTGAGATTAGATATCGTTGTTCTGTAATTGATGATGTTATCGACGAAGAAGTTTTACAGCTTCATCAATACGCTATACAAGAAGCACCGTCAAACAATTATTTTTCTAAAAAAATAAAGTATGTTCAGCTACGACTAGAATGTGAATTTCCAGAAAAAACATTTACTTTAGAGAAATTAAGGAAAAACGGTCTTGGTCAGGTACAAATTCAAGCACGGGCTGATAGAAAACTTCGCACCTTTATTGAAAGCATCGAAGGTGTGATGGAGAAAGGAGATGGGATTGTTGGCTAATCAAGATTTCTTTATACAAAGACCCACAGTAACACCAACTATCTATGTATATAATCTTCCGCAAGTTACCACGCATAAAGGGTATGTAAAGGTTGGATATACCGACCGTGATGCTGAAACTCGTATCAACGAGCAAATGCACACCAGTGGATTAACGGCAAACATTCTTTATACCGAGTCCGCCATGTGTTCGGATGGATCTATCTTTACCGACAAGGATGTTCATCGCATTCTTCGTCGTAAAGGTTTCCATCAAATGAATGAGGGGAATGACCGCAACGAGTGGTTCAATTGTACGGTAAACGATGTCAAAGCGGCTATCGTGGAATTGAAAACGGGCATTATTACCGAAGCCAGTCGTACTGCCACCTTCAAAATGCGCCCCGAACAGCAATTGGCTGTAAAGCGCACGATGGAGTATTTTGCGTATGCAGCAAAAGAAGAACCCGGACGCGCACCGAAGTTTCTTTGGAATGCAAAGATGCGTTTTGGTAAAACTTTTGCATCCTATCAGCTTGCAAAGAAAATGGGCTTTAGCCGTGTTCTTGTTTTGACCTTTAAGCCTGCCGTTGAGTCCGCTTGGCGAGAAGACCTTATGACTCACGTGGACTTTGATGGTTGGCAGTTTATCTCTAATAAAGACGCTGCCGGAGAACATATTAACATTGATAGAGAATATGCGAACGCCGATAAATCGAAGCCTATTGTTGTTTTTGGTTCGTTCCAGGACTTGCTCGGTACTAACGATGCAGGCGGTATTAAGGCAAAGAACGAATTTATCCACACTGACAACTGGGACCTCGTAATTTTTGACGAATATCACTTCGGTGCATGGCGTGAAAATGCAAAGAAGCTCTTTGAGAATCCCGATGAAGAAGAAACCGCAGACTTCGATGCTGAAAAGTACGGATTGGAAGAAGCAGGCAACGCCTACAACGAAACCTTCCTTCCCATTACCACCGGACATTATCTTTTCTTGTCCGGCACACCGTTCCGTGCTATCAACAGCGGTGAGTTCATTGAAGACCAGATCTACAACTGGACTTATTCCGATGAGCAAAGAGCAAAGGAAAACTGGGTAGGTTCTAACAATCCCTATTTGTCGTTGCCTCGTATGGTTATGCTTACATACCGCATTCCCGACAGCATTCGACAAATTGCGATGCAGGGCGAATTCAACGAATTTGACCTTAATGTGTTCTTCTCTGCAAAGGGCAAAGGCGAAGAGGCAAAGTTCGTTTATGAAAACGAAGTGCAGAAATGGCTTGACCTTATTCGTGGCTCTTATCTGCCTTCCAATATCGATGATATGAAGTTAGGACAGGACAAGCGTCCTCCTATGCCTTATTCCGATACTCGTTTGCTTTCTGTTTTGTCTCACACATTGTGGTTCTTGCCGAACGTGGCATCTTGCCAGGCAATGTATAACCTTATGATGCAAAGACAGAACGCTTGGTTTAACGAGCGTTACACCATCAATGTTTGTGCAGGTACCAAAGCTGGTATCGGTCTTGATGCTCTTGCTCCTGTACAGCGTTCTATGGGCGATCCTCTCAAGACACAAACCATTACTCTCTCTTGCGGTAAACTCACCACTGGCGTTACTGTAAAGCCGTGGACGGGTGTATTTATGCTGCGTAACCTCAAGAGTCCTGAAACATATTTCCAGACTGCATTCCGTGTTCAGTCTCCTTGGGAGATTACCGATGAGTCCGGCAATAAAACAATTATGAAGCAAGAGTGCTATGTCTTTGACTTTGCTCTTGACCGCGCTCTTCGCCAAATTTCTGACTATAGCTGCCGTTTGGATGTTAACGAAGCAAACCCTGAAAAGAAGGTAGCCGAGTTCATCAACTTCCTGCCGGTTCTTGCTTATGACGGAAGCACAATGCGTCAAATCAGCGCACAGGATGTTTTGGACATTGCTATGGCTGGTACTTCCGCTACTCTTCTTGCAAAGAGATGGGAGTCTGCATTGCTTGTTAACGTAGATAACGACACGCTGACTCGTTTGATGTCCAGCAAAGAGGCTATGGATGCGCTTATGAGCATAGAAGGTTTCCGTTCCTTGAACCAGGATATTCAAACCATTATCAACAAGTCCGAGGCTGTTAAGAAGGCAAAGAAAGAGGGCGGAGAAAAAACTCAAAAAGAGAAAAAGGAACTTTCCGACGAAGAAAAAGAATACAAATCAATGCGTAAGAAAATCCAGGAGAAGCTCATCAAGTTTGCTACTCGTGTGCCGGTATTTATGTACCTCACCGATTACCGTGAGCGTTCTCTCAAGGATGTTATCACGCAGCTTGAACCCGGTCTCTTCAAGAAGGTAACGGGTCTCGATGTTAAGGACTTTGAGTTGCTTTGTTCACTCGGCGTGTTCAATGCTAACCTTATGAACGATGCCATCTTCAAGTTCAAGCGTTATGAGGACAGTAGCCTTTCCTATACTGGTATCGACAAGCACGAAGGCAAGGATATCGGTGGTTGGGATACTGTTATCAAGCGTGCTGAATATGACCAGCTCTTCTATAATCAGCAGGCTACAATGGAAGCACCGACCATTTTTGAAGTTCCCGCAGTTGAGGATATCCCAGTACCTGTAAAGAAAACTCCTACTACATCTACTGGCACAACTACTACTGTTTCGGTTAAACCGCAGGCTGCCCCTTCCGTTACCGCACAGTACGGCGTAAAGCCTGCAACGCAGACCACTACCGAAAAGAAGGAAGAGGCGTTTGTTGCTCCCGATGTACAGGATGGTTCTATTGTTATTCATAAAACCTTTGGTGAAGGCACCGTCACAAAGCTTGATAAGGCACAAAAGCACATTCGAGTTTCTTTTGCTGCTGGAGAAAAGACCTTTATTTTCCCGGATGCCTTCAAGATAGGCTTCCTCAAGATGAAGGGAGAGTAATATGCAAGAAATATTTAGTAATACAACTTTAACGGTTAACCAGCTCATCGAGAAAATTGATACCGGTGAGCTTGGTTTGCCGGAACTTCAGCGTCCTTTTATTTGGAAGGACTCTAAGGTTCGTGATCTCTTCGACTCTATGATGCGAGGGTATCCGATTGGATACCTTATGCTTTGGGAGTGTCCTGCTCTCGAAAAGAAAAAATCTATTGGTGTTGAGTCGCATAGTTACGACTCGCCCAAAGAGGTTATTATCGACGGACAACAGCGTTTGACATCTCTCTATGCTGTTATGAAGGGCAAAAAAGTCATCAACTCAAAGTTTGATGAAAAGAGCATAATCATTTCTTACTGCCCGTTGCAGGACAAGTTCGAGGTTGGTTATCAAGCTACTAAGAATGACCCTGAATGGATTTACAGCATTAGCGATCTTTTTACTTCGACTAACACATTTAAGTTTATCGGAGATTTTATTACGCGATTAAGTACCTACAGAGCCTCCAAAGGTTCAACTCTCACTGATGAGGAGCAAGGGCTTATAGCAGAGCGTATCAACGGAGTAGTGAATTTGAGAAGCCATACTCTACCTGTGTTTGATATTAAGTCCAATGCGGAAGAAGAAGACGTTTCCGAGATTTTTGTTCGTGTTAACTCTGGTGGTGTTTCTCTTAAACAAAATGACTTTATTCTTACGCTTCTGTCTCTGTATTGGGATGAAGGTCGCCGTGAAATTGAGCAGTTTAGCCAGGAGTCCACATATATTACGAAGGGGAAGACCACATCTTATAATCAAATTACCACGGTGTCAGCACAGGATATTATCCGTGTCGTGATGGCTTATGCCTTCGACAGAGCAAGACTGAAGTACGGATACAAGTTGCTTCGTGGAGCGGATTTTGATAAGAAGGGTGCCGTTGATGATAGTCTTCGTATAACTCGTTTTGAAACCCTTAAAGAAAAATTGCCGGATGTTCTTGATGTGCATAGTTGGCACGAGTTTATCAAGGCAGTTATGAACGCGGGATATCATTCCGGCGATCTTATCCTTTCCGGTAATGCAATATTCTATTCCTACGCATTTTACCTCATTGCCAAGCACCGCTTCAATGCCTCTTACAACGAAAATATGCATTTGACGTCCTTGTGGTTTTTCTATGCATCTCTTGTTTCTCTTTACACGGGTTCCTTCGAGTCAACCGTGGAGAATCATCTGAATGCAATAAAAACTCTCAAAACCCTTGAAGAATATAAGAATTTTATTATTGCAAGGGTTAACGAGCGCTTGACAAACGACTACTTTGACATCACTCTTGTAGGCTCTGAAGGATTGGCGGTTTCGGGGCGAGGTAACAATGCATGGAACGCTTATGTTGCCTCGTTAAACGTATTAAATGCCAGAATATTGTTCTCAAAGAGCAATCTGCTTGCATCGAAATTGTTTGAGCCAGGAACTGATGGTAACCGCAAATCCCTCGAAAAGCACCATCTTTTCCCGAAGGCATATTTGAAGTCGCAGGGTTATGCTGATTCTAAAATCAACCAAATGGCGAACTATGCCTTTATTGATTGGAAAGATAATATGGATATCCTTGATGATGCTCCGTCTGTTTATTATCCCATCATATGCAAGGGTATGAGCGAAGAACAAATTCTCACCATGGAAGAGGAGAACGCATTGCCTCACGGTTGGGAGAATATGTCCTATGAGGATTTCCTTGTGGCACGTAGAAAACTAATGGCTGCGAAAATAAAGGAAGCGTTTTTCGCTTTGAGATCAGCCGCAGAAAATTAAGTCCTAAACATATTCAAACCAGAGAAAGGAAAACTATGGAAAATCAATTTCTTACAAATTATACAGAGATAACTTTCCTTGAGAAAATCAAGGATAATTTGAGAAAATGTAAAGAGTTTTCCTTCTCTGTGAGCTTTATAAAAAGGGCAGGGCTTATACTTCTTTTCAAGGATATCGAAGCGGCAGTTGAGCGCGGTGCAAAGGGAAGACTTATTACTTCCACATACCAGAACTTCACGGATATTGAGTCGCTGAAGAGCTTTTATACGCTTATGGGACGGTGTCCGAATTTCCAGTGTCATCTCGATTATGAGTGTTTCCACGACTCGGGATATTCTACGCTTGGATATCACTCCAAGGGGTATCTCTTTGAATTCGATGGATACAGAGAAGTTATTATTGGCTCGTCCAATATTACTCGATATGCATTGCTCAAGAACATTGAGTGGGATGTCGTAGTTCGTGACGATGCTGTATACGCCCAGGCTATGCAAGAGTTTGAGGAGAAATGGGAAGCTACCCATTTGCTCAATAGCGACATAATTAATCTCTATGCCAACAAGCTGAATTTTGCAATTGAGCGTTGGGATATGGACTATGATCTTTCCGCAGCGAATGTAAAGCCGAATTTTATGCAGCGAAAAGCTCTAAAAGAGCTGAACCGTTATAGGGCTGTCGGAACAAACAGAGCATTGGTCGTTGCGGCGGCTGGTAGTGGTAAAACCTACCTTGCTGCCTTTGACGCATTGAATTTTAACCCGAAGCGTTTATTGTATATCGTCCATGAAGGTTCTATTTTGAAAAAGTCACTTGAAACCTTCCAGGATGTTTTCGGAAGCGCTGTTTCGTATGGCGTTTATAGCGGTACTAGCAAAGAGTTTGATGCGGATTTTGTATTTGCTACAAATATTACAATGTGCAAGTCTTTGGAGCTGTTTGCCAAGGACGAGTTTGACTACATAATTATTGACGAGTGCCACCACGCAACTGCTGAAACCTATAAGAAAATCATAGGCTATTTTGAGCCAGAGTTTTTGCTCGGATTAACTGCTACTCCGGAGCGAATGGACAATCAAGATGTATTCGATTTGTTTGACCAGAATGTGCCTTATGAATTGCGTCTGAGAGACGCTATTGTTAATGACCTTGTTGTGCCGTTCAAGTATTATGGCATACGTGACCAGTTGGTAGACTATGGCTTGAACGCAAATGAAGAGAGAAGACTCATTGCACAAATGGCTAACGATGAGCATTGCGATTTTATAGCATCTCAAATCGAAAGCCATCGCCCCCAGGGCAAATTGAAGGCACTAGCATTTTGTCGCAATATCACTCACGCTCGTATGATGTGCGAGGTAATGGGAGAACGCTATAAAACTGCGTATTTAACGGGAAGAAATGATATCGGAGAGCGTGTTCGCGCTTATAATGATTTACAAAGCGATAGCGCCGATCTTGAGATCTTGTTCACCGTTGACATCTTGAACGAAGGTGTCGACATTCCCGGTGTCAATATGGTTCTGTTTTTGCGCCCTACGGAATCCTCGACTATTTTCATCCAGCAGTTGGGCAGAGGTTTAAGAAAGTACAATAACAAGCAGTATGTAACCGTGCTTGACTTCATTGGAAACAGCTACAAGAGAAGTGTACAGATTGCTTTTGCTTTATCCTCGCTTGCTGAAAACTTTGTCGTTGAAAAACGATTGATGGCCTCTTTGGTACGTGATGATTTTACGGCATTGGGGCTTGCTCAGTACGGTGTTGAAATACACATCGATGACCTTAGTAAGGAAGAAATTCTTGATTGCATTGACAAGGAAAATTTCAATGCTATCAAGTATCTAAAACAAGACTATTTCAATTTCAAAAAATATATAAATTCCGAGTTCTATCCTCGGCATATGGATTACTTTAACAATGATTGCGCTCCCGATTTGATTCGATTTATGAGCGTGAAAATTGGAGGAAAGAAAACCTGCTCATATTACAATTACCTTGTGGGCATTGGCGAAGAGAATTTACCTACCTTTAGTGAGGAGCAAATTGGCTTTGCTAATTATGTGTCGGGAATGCTTCCGCTTGTTCGACCCCACGAATACGAGGTGATAAATTGTATTTTGCGTGGTATAAACACGGTAGAAGAGATTGATGCGGAGCTGGAATCCAAAATAGAAGGATACGAGACGGAGCAATTGTGCCACGCTCTCAAATTTATGTCATACCTTCTTGTGAAAGATGAGAAGCTGTATCTGTCCGTTCCTGTTGATGAACAGTTCAGGGAATACTTGGATGATGTTTTGACCTACGGCCTTACAAGATACAAGGCTGATAATGGTACCGAGACGGGCTTTAAGCTCTGGCAGAATTATAGAATGGACCAGGTTCAGTTGAAGCTGTTGAAAAATCCTGGCTATACAGCTGTCGGCACATATTATTATGATGATGTTGTTGTAATTTTCGCTTCGCTAAAAAAAGATTTGGATGAGGCAGATAAGTTGAATTACAAGGACAAGTTCTTGCAGCCGAATGTCTTCCAATGGGAGTCAATGGCGCATCTTCCTATGTCCGACCTTGCCAAACTGAAATCAAGCCGCTTTGCGTACTTGTTTATTAGAAAGGTTTCAAGCGAAAATGGCATTGTCTTGCCGTTTACCTATGTTGGTAAAGGAACGCTCACAAATTGCAGAAAAACAGATAACGGCAACGGTACCTATCTGTTTGACGTTATGATGGTAAATGAACTGCCGGATTATTTGCAGTATGACTTTGGGTTGACAAGATGATAGAGCAGAGTATTCAGATTGTTCGGAGCAACAGAAAAACGCTGGCTGTTGAAATTAAAAGCGACCTGCGAATTATTGTAAGGGCTCCGTTAAAAGCAACAGATCGAGACATCACGGCATTTATGGCAAGCAAAGAAAAATGGATATTAGAGCATTTAGCACGTGTCCGTCAAAGAACACAAACGGATGCAATACCGTTTACCGAAGAGGAACTAAATCAACTGCGTAGAAAAGCAAAAAATGTAGTCCCTTGCAGAGCAGCTTATTTTGCTGAAATGATGGGGGTAACTTATAATTCTATCACCATTCGCTTTCAAACGTCACGCTATGGTAGTTGCTCTGCGAAAGGAAATTTGAATTTTAATGCTTTACTTGTATTGATGCCTCCCGAGGCAATGGATTATATCATTGTTCACGAGTTGGCACACAGAAAGGAAATGAATCATTCTATGCGCTTTTGGGCGGAGGTGGAGAAGATTCTGCCTAACTATAAAGAACAGCGCGCCTGGGTCAAAGAACACGGTTCTGCGTTGATACAAAGATTGAGGTAATTATGGTTGAAGTGGTTGCGGCTCTTGTATGGAAGGGCGAAAAATTTATGATTTGTCAACGGCCCGCGAATAAAGCTAGAGCGCTTCTTTGGGAGTTCGTTGGCGGTAAGGTTGAGCCGGGTGAGACAAAGGAACAGGCGCTCATCCGCGAGTGCCAGGAAGAACTTGCTATAACACTTTCTGTCGGAGATGTGTTTATGGATGTTGTACACGAATACCCGGACATCGTAGTGCATTTGACGTTATTCAACGCCGTAATCGCAGAAGGAGAACCGCAGAAACTGGAGCATAATGATATAAAGTGGATTACTCCAGGCGAAATTTCAAACTATATGTTCTGCCCAGCTGATGAGGGAATTCTCGAAAAGCTAATTAAGAGAACAGATTTGGAAAATTCATAAATGGATATGCGAGGAATAGTGATGTTGCTAAAAAGACTTTTCTCAAACAACACGCCCAAGGTATGTTGGCGTGATAAAAAAGGGAATATTGTTTGTCCGGGTGACGATTGCCCTGCTGCTTGCGATGACAAATGTCCAATATGGCTCAACACTATGGGCTTACAGCTTTTACAACTTAATGAGTTTGAGAAAGCTATAGAAACGTTTAAAAAAGCAATAGAGTTAGCGGATGATTTCGTAGATGTGCAAAATAATCTTGGTACAGCATACGGCATGAGTAATCAGCACAAGGAGGCGTATGAAGCTTTCAAAAAAGCATATGAAATGCGTCCTAAATATGCCAAGGCACTCAATGGTTTGATTGTATCCGAAATTCATTTGGGACGCCTTGACGATGCGTTGAAGCATTGTGATGAACTTGATGCTATTCCTGGTGGAAACTCTAAGGCTCATAGAACAAAGATTGCGGCTCAATCCAAACCGGAGGCTAACACAGTCTCGTTACATATGGAAATTGTAGCAAAGCTATTGGAAGTAGGTAGGGATAGTGGACATATAACTTCTACAGGAATGCCGTTTATACCAGAACTTATGGCGATGAGCGTAGAAACCTGTCTGAAATTAATTCAAGAAATAAGAGAGTATGGAAAGACACACCCAAATGCTGACATATTGAAACTCTCGTTTGCTTGGGCAGCTTATGCTGGAATGGGTGCAGTTTATCATTGGCATACAGATTGGTCGGAATTGTCTCAAAAAGGCGTTTTTGAAACACTCACCGAAGAACGTGGCGTATTCGCAATGGATGAGTATGTTCTAGACACAATTGGAATACCCCATGAAGATGTTTCTGGTGAAGCGGTTATGCATTTTGTTATGGAGCTTGCCACGAAAAGTATTGATTCGCTTCAAGAACTTGTTGATAAGCTGACTTTGGATACCATAATTGAGGGTGCAAAGGCTATGTTCTTCTATGGCATGGTGTTTGAAATGAATCGATTAGGGATGCATTAAAACGTGCATTGATTTGTAAAGGACTGAACACCAGGAGTATCTGTTGATATATCGTGCTTAACGATGTCTTGACTGCGAATTTTCCGTAGATTATATGTGTAATAAGGGACGGAGGGGAGAATATGTTTTGCAACGAGCCGATTAAAAAAGTGTTTCAAATGAACCTATGGGAAAACGCAATGCCCACTTGGTGCAATGCATATTTTCAGTTCTGTTATAAATATGAATACCATACAACGTATGGGTATTGGTTTTTATTCGAGACGGAAAACTTTTACATCACAGTTGGATATGATGGGGTAATCAAGTATCAGAAGCCTTATGAGTTCCCGAGAGATGAATATGAGATTTCCGAATACGGCCTTGGAGAAAAGCCGTGTTATGAGGATTTGATTTTTGTAGGGCAGCGCATCTGCGAAGCTACAACTCAAGGAAATCGTACCGAAATAGTATTTGATGATTTCTCTATGCGCATATACTCATACAAAGAGAACGACGAAAAATGGTTTGAAGACTGCGCCCATGGGGACGGAGAACACTTGATGCCGGTCGGAACACATTTGCTTAAGAAATGCGAGTGCGGCGGTTCTCCAGAAATATATTTGGACTCTCACGGAGATTTTATTATTCGTTGTGCCAATTGCCACAGAGCAACTAGTGCTAGTATGTGGTTCAAGGGTGTAATCGATGATTGGCAAAGCGGTAATACTCCCATTATCTTCGACACCGGCAAAGACGTTTTTTTGAAAACTGTGCAGGAGCAAAAAATAAAAAGTATTGTTGTTTCAAAAAGATGGTTTGAAGAATGCGATGAAGGTAGCTGCTGGGCGCAAGAGTTGATTTTTGAATTTGAAAAAATTAAAATAGGCGTATTTGCTTATGCAATCAACGAGGAATATTCGGTGTTCTCTTATCTGGCGAACATAGCGAATTATAATCCCGAAATGTACTGTTACAAAATCGTACCCGCTGACGGCCATATTGATTACATAGGCTGCGATAGTGTTTATGGCGGAGAGGAGATGCGTCTGAAACTAGATAGCTCGAATCTGTTAATTGGAACAAACGCTGGCGGTGTTGTCATAAGTTTAGCGGAAAGCAAATACGATAACGATTGGATTGAACCGCAGAGGAAGCGGTTGTTCCAATAAATATATTTTCAAAGAAGGAGGGGCGGCGTGTTATTTGCACTAGATTACAACGATAAGCGAGTACATATAAGTGAGACGCATAGTAATCAAGAATACTATTGCGAAGACTGCGGTGCCCGCCTTATTGTTCGTAAAGGGAATATTCGTATCCATCATTTTGCACATACAGCGCACCATGAATGTAGCGATACTTGGGTGTCCGATAGAGAGCGCAAATATGATACTTCTGATTGGCATAATGAATGGCAGGAAAATTATCCTTCAGAAAATCAAGAAGTTAGGTTGTCTCTTGGTGAAACGAAGCACAGAGCTGATGTTATGATAGGCAAAACTGTTGTTGAGTTTCAGCACAGCATTATGTCGGCTAATGCGTTTGATGATAGAAACAATTTTTATTTAAACCTTGGTTGTAAGGTTATTTGGTTATTTGACATACAAGAGTTATATTCTGATGGTTCGATGAGTTTTACCGAAAGCGAAGAGGAGCTATCTTTCCGGTGGAGAAATCCCAAAAAAGCTTTTAATGCTTATGATATTAAAAGCGGTTGCATAGATCTGTTCTTCCAGATTTCGGACAATGAGTCTGCCTGTATTGTGATGGTAAAGGATGTTTCTGAGCACGGATTTGAATCCTTTACGACCACAAAAGTTATGTCGAAAGCGGATTTTTTGAATTATACCGGGTTAAAAGATGGACATTGTTTGTTGCCGGATCGTGACGACTTGGCAACAAACGAAGTGTACCTTGCTTTCAAAAACAAATATGGTGTTTGTTTGAATAAGCAACAAGAACGCGCTTTGCAAAGTATTGAGGGGGCTACTCTACTGTTAGCGGTCCCAGGGTCTGGCAAAACAACGGTTTTGGTGGATAGAATTGGATTTATGGTTTTGGTAAAGGAAATTAAGCCACAATCCATACTTGCTATTACATATACCAAAAACGCAGCAGAGGAGATGCAACAACGCTGTAGCCAAAAATTTGGTGCTGATGTTGGCAACAAAGTGAGTTTTAAGACAATCAACGCACTCTCCCTTTGGATTTATAAAAAATACTATAGTAAATTTAGCAAAATTGAAAAGAAACTTGTACAGGAAAAGGACCAACACAAAATCCTTGCTGATATCTACAAAAAATATCATGAAGATTATGCAACCGACAGCGATATAATCGAGCTGCAGACGGCTTTTGCATACATTAAGAACATGATGCTGTCAGACGAAGATGTCGAGGATTGTGACGAATTTTTGCCGAAGTTAAGCTTAATGTACCAAGAGTATAAATCGGTTTTGAGAGACAAAAACCTTATGGATTATGATGATCAAATGGTTTTTGCACATTGGATTTTGTCGCACGATGTGGATGCACTTGAATATTTAAGAAATCAATATCGCTATATTTGTGTTGATGAAGCACAAGATACATCCAAGATACAACACGCAATCATAAAATTGCTGGTTGGCTCCAACAATTTGTTTATGGTTGGCGACGAAGACCAAAGTATATATGGGTTTAGAGCTGCATATCCAAAAGCCTTGTTGAACTTTCGATATGACTATAAGAACCCATACATATTAAGAATGGAACGCAATTATCGTTCTACTCCGCAAATCGTAGAAAAAGCTCAAGGCTTCATTGCAAAAAACCGAGGACGCTACGAAAAAAGAATGACTGCAGAGCGAGACGATGGTCAGCCCGTTCAACTTTTAACTGTAAAGGATAGGAAGGAACAGTACGCGCGTCTGCTTGAAATTGCCACAAACCACGAGGGCGAGGTAGCCTATTTGTATAGGGATAACGATAGCGCGGTGGTTTTGGTCGATTCCTTTATGAGAGCCGGAATTCCGTTTCAGTTAAAAAAGCCTGAAGCTAATTTCTTTGGAAACAAGTTGGTGAGGGATATTGTTTCTTTTTTGAAGCTCACTATAAACGATAGGGATGTTGATTCGTTCCAACAAATATGCAACAAGGGCGTGCTTTATATCCAAAAAAAGCAACGAGACTGGGCTATTCAAAACGTGCGAAGAAAGAATATATCGGTCTTCGATGCTGTGGATGAGCAAATGCAGTATGTGAAGGATAGGTATAAAGATAGAGGAGAGTCCTTTAGACACGTATTGACAAGAGCTTCAAAATCAACCACGGCGGAAGCAATTACTCTTATATGTGTTGCCGGGTATGAACGTTATATTAGAGATAATCACCTGGATTTCGATAAGATTGAAATTCTAAAAATATTAGCTGAAAAAGAACCAAACATCGCTGATTTTCTAGCAAGGCTAGATTTTTTAGAATCAAAATTTGTGAATGGATTTCAATCTTCAAATGACAATCCCGTTATTCTGTCAACTATCCATTCTAGTAAAGGGTTGGAATACGACTCGGTATATTTGGTTGATGTATATGATGGGAGATTTCCATCTGCAAAAGAGAATATCTTTAATCGATCCAAGGACAATGCTGATGGTGGTCAAGAAGAGCGCAGGTTGTTTTATGTGGGAATTACGAGAGCGAAGAACCAACTCAATCTTATTCATTTAGACAATCTGCGTAGTTCATTTTTGGAAGAACTATACCCGGAAATAGCCAAGCCTCAAAATGTGCCTAACGTTATAAGAAGAGTGACGACGTCTTATCGCCCAGTAACTCCTACGCAGGAGCAATTAAGGTTGCGCTATCTTGCGGAACAGGAAAAGCGTCAACAACAAGAAGCTGAACGTAAAAGACTGCGTGAGGTAGCTGAACATCAAAGTCTTGAGATGTGTTACGAAGAGGTGTGCCATTTGTTTACTCAACAAGAAAATCAAATTCGTGACCATACAGGACGTAGATGGATTAAGTGCGAGGTTTGCGGAGCAATAAAACCAGAGACCGAGTTTTCTTCTTATGGCGGTGCCAACCACGTCAATCTAGGTAAATGCTACGGGTGCTCACGCGAGAAAAAATGATGTTGTATTTTATCAAGGGGGTTCATATTGGAAAAGTATAAATTTCATCAATATACGTCTTCTGCATATGATTGTGATCCAATATTTAAATGCGAAAATTTTGATATGTATGGGAATGCAGGAAGCTATGGGTCACCTATACTATTTACTGTAGATAGATATAGATATGTCATAACCGATCCAATACATATGTTGCAAGATGAAGAGCTGGTATATAAAATAGGGGTCTATTTGTACCACCACGCAACGAGTTCCAACCACCTCCCCATAACTTATTTCTTTGGTGATATTGGGTTATGCAAGGAAATTAGTGAGGAATTTACAAGCCAAGCAATACGCCTCGTAAGCGTGGAAATGATAGATGAATGGTATCCTAAAAATATCAATGAAATAAATAAAAGGATTGTACAATATTTTCTATCCAAACAAACGCATTATGGACAGGAATTTGAATGGACTGGAAATGACAAAAATAAGTTGTTGTTTATATCACCAAAACTAAACCAAGAAGCTCAAAATCAGGAGTATGATTTTTTAACAGCACAGATATTCAAGAAAGGATTAGTGCTCAAAACTCAGAGAGCAGATAATCGTACCTGGTTTGTTATTTCCGAAGAAGCTGTAGAACTATATCAAAATTCCGAAGAGAATAGCAATATTGGAAAACTCGCTTTTATAGCAATTAAATTTAAGGACAACGAAGAACGGATAGAGGCAATTCAAAAGGCCATATCACTTGCAGGCTATGAGCCAAGAATTATGAGTGAATATGAAACAAACAATTGGATTATGCCTGAGATATTTCATCAAATTAAATTATCAAGATTTGTTGTGGTAGATTTGAGTGTAAGGTGCGACGGTGCGTATTATGAAGCTGGGTATGCATATGCTCTCGGCAAAGAAGTGATTCATCTTTATGATAATCGAGAGCAAAAAACAAATCCGCTGCACTTTGATGTCGCACAGAAATCAACTGTGATGTATGATGACTATGACGAATTGGTGTCAAAATTAGTTGCTCGGATCAAGGCTACAGTTAATTAACTGTTGTTGCGAGTCTCCCAAAGGTTCATATCAATTATACTCTATTTTTAAGATAAAAATAGAGATGCGCTGAAATCATAGTTGAAAATCGTGAAAATATAGTCGCAAGCAAAAATAAAACGATTAGTCAATAAAAACACGATTATCAAAGATAAAACTATTACTCCGTGAAAAAGAAAAAGAACCGTTGTGGAAGTTACTCCATAGCGGTTCTTTTATCTTTGAAATAGCGGGGGAGTGGCGAAAATATGCTGAAAACCCCTAAAATAGCCCTATAAGCAGAAAAATAGGAACGATTATTTTATCAAAATAACCGTTCCTATTTGGTCTGAGTGACAAGACTTGAACTTGCGGCCTCTACCACCCCAAGGTCATTTTGCACCAAGGGTTTGAGCCTTTTTCGTTCATTTTCTCGGGAAAATGAACGAAAAAGG